ATTGCCTTCAGCCTTAGTCATTGCTCTGTAACGAGCCAAAGCACGTTCAGCAATTTCTTTTGATGCAGCAGGTGACTGTTCATGCGGACTATCATCTTCAGGGCAGATTCCTACGCACCACAATTTATTCTTTTCCATCACACCACCTTTACATCTAAATAATCAGGGTTATCCAGGTGCTCTTCATATTCACCAAATAGCACCTGGCATGCTGCATTGCCTGTTAAATCTTTCTTTAAAAGCACATAACTTAGTGTCTTGCGTGTGCCTTTTCCGCTAAATGTCGAACTGCCATCTGCAAGTTCATTTTTGGTATAACCCAATTTTTCTAGCCACAACTTGAAACCGACTTCATGCTTCTTTTTAATTCTGAAGATCATGCTGCAGCCTCCAATGCTTTACGCAAATGCAGATCGATATCACCTTGCCCTAAAAACCACTTAATGTAGTCCTTAGGAAGATCCTGAATCTCAGTGCCTTTATGTTTGCCAAATGGCATTTTGGTTGGGATTAATGCCACCTCAGACATCTGGTACAGAGAAGTCATGTCCTTAATGCCCAGCTTTAGGCAAATGTTTTTAAGAATGATGTACGTGAACCAGATGTCATATTTAGCGTTATGCGCTTTACGTAGGTAATCACGTGCTTTTTCTTTATCAGTGCTCACGAAATAGAACAGGGCGCTAAGGGTGTGAGTTTCCAGTTCTGGCCATGCAAATCGAGCCAAAGCCAGGGTGCATATAGTTTTTAAATTCTCAGAACTAACGCCACACTTACTAATCGCCTCAATGTCGTATTTGACATTGTGACCAACGATACATTCCACAGACTTAGGAAGACTAAATGTGTCAAAGCTTGGTTTGGCAGCAATATCGGATTCCAGGATGTGATGGACTCCCATCGCACCAAATGAAATAGGCTCAGGGCATGAGAAGTATTCATCAAACAGGTCAGCCTGGTTGAACTGCAATACTCCCTGCTCAAAAGAGCAAGGTGCATAAGCGATTTCAATTGGATACCCATTAATAGTGTTGGTTTCGGTATCAAGAATTATTGCGTTCATGCTGTTATTTCCCCTTTAGCCAATTGTTCTATTTCATTTTTTACAGCTTCAAATTTGGAAGCTTCTATTTGGTTGAGAGCATCAAGCCCTAAGTGCTCACATACTGTTTTTGTATCAAGGCCACGGGTGTCGATGAAGTCCTGTAGATCGGCAAGCTGCTCATCAGAAATGCCATTAAACTCTGGTGGATCTGTCCATGCATTGCGCTGTCTATCGAATATGCACTTCATTTCCAGAGCACGACGAACCAGCTCGGCACGCATATTCTTGTAATACAGATGAGTGTCTTCAAGGGACTGAGTGAGCTGATTTAGATCACTCGCATACTGGGCCTCACCACAGCTTTGTACCCAGTTTTCTAGATCTTCTTGAGCCTTGATTGCGGCCAATTGATCTGGTGTCAGGGTATTGATATGGTCCTTAGCCTGTTTGATAAGATCGGCCAGAAATGTAGGGCTGGTCTTTAGATCCGGCACCCATACTTCACCAGTCTCACCGCCTAAACCACCCGCATTTTTAGCGTGATGGGTAGGGCAAGGCTTAAAGCTAATTACCCGGGCATTCTTGCCTTCACCAGTAGTGACTGTGGTCAAATAGCCCATAATGTCAGCAATGCGATATAGCTCATTTCGGTTCTTACCACCCAGATCAGGGCGATAAATTACCTGGTCACCGCTTTGATCTTCAGAAGCGTGGGCAATAAACACCACATCTTTTCCTGAAGCGATCAGCGTATTCACGTACTGCTTAAATATGTTGTTGGCCAAGCCTTGGGCTTTAAGCTTTAACGATCCATCTTTCTGTTTATTGGTCGCATTGAGCATCAAATGTGTTTTGATGCTTTCAAGCATTGCCCCAACGGTATCAATGACAATGGTGTTATACGGTTCAAGATCAGCCATTGTTAGGTTTGCTACATCAGACCACTGGTGAGCCTGAACTACAGCACCGCGACGAAGTTCACCAGTACGGTGAGAACCTTTGTCAAAGTCGAATGAAATAGCCTTATCACCAGTAAAGCCGATAGATGTTTTACCCAAGCCTGGATCCGCATACAGATAAACAATAATTGCCTGAACTAGCAGCGCTTGATTCGCTGGAATAATATTAATCGCCATCTCAACGTACTCCTGCAGGACGGTTATTACGCTTAAAGTTCTTATAGTCTTCCGATGCAAAGAAGCCGGTACTTTCTAAAACTTGATGACGCTTGTTCTTTCGCATAGCAACACGTGCATTTTCCAATCCATCTAAAATCCATTGCGGAGTAAGAGATTTATCCATCTTCTTCAATGAGCCATTAGGTTGAATGGAGTAGATCTGCGTATTACAGAAATAGTCAGCAATAGTTCCAGAGCTTTTGATGCGTAGAGCGAAATAGCTCACACGCGTTTTACCCACTCGATATATTTCAAGTCCTTCGAAGGTCTTGATGTATTCAGAGAAGTAGCGATGAGTTGAGTTAAGCTCAATCGGCATTGGAATTACAGGTAGCTCATCCGCTTTGAATTGCAGGAAACCAGTGTAAAGGTCCACAAAATTAATTTGAGTTCGATCATTTAGAGGAGACCAGTCATCAGAGCCGCATTCACACCAGTAGACCGATTGACCATTCAAAAGCGCCTCAAAGATTTGATCAGCAGAATTTAAAATCATGACTGAACCTCCACCAGACGGTGCTTCATGATGTAGCCGGCGATCATTGAATTGATTTCGCGGTGATCTTGATGATCAGTGAAGTCGTTATATGGATTGCCATTAGCATCGAACACCTTGATTTCACCTAGCTCTATTACTTCTACATTGGTGAATTCGGAACCTGGTACACCGTAATCATCCGGGTATACTTCAACTTCAAACGAAGTTATTTCCAAACGGAATCCATCCAGATTTACGACTGCTTCACCGCGCATATCGTCGAGCATCTTTAAAGAGACGATTCCATATTCAGATTGAATATTTTGAGTTGGTGCCACCTGGTCAGTACCAAAGTCAGCAAGATGAGCAAACGCTAAGGCGCTTACAGTTAAAGCAGCGGTAAACAGAGTTACCTTGAAGCTATTGTGTGGAGTTAATTTTGTGTTCATAATTACTTTACTCACAGAGAGAGTGTGGGTCAGGCCTCAGGTTGTTCGTTGCAACGCTGGGGCTTTTCTTTGTTTGTGAGATAAAATATACCTGTGAGGTAAAATAAAGTAAATACCTGTTAGGTAAAAATGGTAAAAATATTTTTACTCTTCAGGTGAAATAAGATTTAATAGACAAAAGAAAACCCATCACAGGGTGGGTTGTTTGGAGTTTGTTAAAATGAGCAAGAAGAAATTTCGAGCTGAATTATATAAAGCTTATGTTGCCTCAGGCATACATGACCATGCCCTTATACAGGAATATATTAAAGTTGCCGAAGCTTTTGTGCTTGATAACCAAGAGATTACTGTTAGCGGTTTTCGTGCACTTACTGAAAAAATTAGCACCAATAACGGCCACTCTAATGGCTCTCGTGCTCTTGGTAGAGAGTAGTTATTTTTTACTCTTTTTTAATGAGCTTACAGACTGCATAGTTAAGCCAATTCCGGCCTCCAGATCATCTAATCGCTTAACAATATGATCTAGTTTAATACCAATATGGTTATGTTCCATTACCGCAATAGGAACCCCGCAATTGGAGCATTGTACAAACCAAAACAAAAGATCTGACTTGCCCAAGTTTTGGCTTGAAAGCTCAAAGCTGTGCGATCCACAGCTACCGCATTTTGTTTCTGCCATATTTTTCTCCACCCGATCCAAGAGCCGCTCGGGTATGCGGCAAGGTATTTTTATGAAATTAGAAACGCTTGTTTTAATAGAAGATCGGCTTCATCCCGGCTCAACCCAGATTTACCTGGAGCACATAAAAGAAGATGTGCCTGAATTTTTTGTGCCAGTAGGCGATTACAATAAGCCGATTGGTTATTTGAAATTTAAAAATATCGCTAAAAAAGGCTGCTTTGAATTAAGCTCATTAGAGAGCCTAGATTATCCCAACCCGCATCCACAATTTTCGTTGACAGGTGTTTTATATTCTCGGCAGGCAGCTCTTGAAGCGCACCACGCAATTTCTGCTTATCAACAGGCGATAAATCAGATTGATCCACCTTAAGTTGAAGTATTGTGCGTATGGTGTCAGCCTCAAATCTTACAGTTACCACACCTAAAATAGCTGAAAGACCACCATCATCTTTTAGAAAATCCAAGCCTTTAGTTCTTTTCATACTCACGTGGGTAGTCTCTGCATAAAATTTTAATCCGCACATCTTGAGTGGTGAACTCTGAATCCAACTTTTCCAGATATTTGCTAAGAATATTATCTGAGTTCTCAAAAGCTGTAGCGATGGCAATTGGATCTACATCTTCATCTGGTTGCTTCTGGCAGCCAGTAAAAGTCAAAGATAAGAGCAGGGTGGTAAGTGTGATGTATTTCATAGTTATAGGTTTATTGTTATTGGAGTTTGAATTATAAGCAAGTTTAGGGAAAAGAAAACCTACCGATGGGGTGAGGTGGGCATAGAAAGTAAAAAGGATGCTAAATATTTCTTCCAGCTCCTCGATGTCAAATGAAAAAACATATATCATATAGGTTGAGGCGAGGATTGTTTGAAATATGCAAATTGAAGCAGTAGATTTATTTTGTGGTGTAGGTGGATTAACCGCAGGTCTAATTAAATCTGGAATCAAAGTTAAAGCAGGCTATGACATTGCAAGTGAGTGTCGTTTTGCTTATGAGCATAATAATAATGCAGCTTTCATCCATAAAGATGTTGCAGAGGTAACTGCTTCCGAAATTTCATCTTGGTATTCAGGTGGAAGTATTCGACTATTGGCAGGTTGTGCACCTTGTCAACCATTTTCCACTTATAATCGAGGGAAAGACACAACAAAAGATAAAAAGTGGCCTTTATTGTATCATTTTTCTCGCTTAATTAAAGAAGTTCAACCCGAGCTAATAACAATGGAAAATGTACCAGATGTTGTTAAGCATAAGGTTTATCATGATTTTATTGAGGAACTAGAAAATCTTGGATATACGATCACAGCACAAGAAGTTGCTTGTGTGGACTATGGCATACCTCAAACCCGTCGTCGCCATGTAGTTTTAGCATCAAGAATTAGTAACATTGAATTAATTCCACCTACTCATGTAAAACCAATTACAGTAAAAGAAGTAATTTCGAATCTTGAGCCCCTAGAAGCTGGGCAGATATCTAAAAACGATCCGTTACATGCTTCCTCAAAACTAAGTGAAATTAACTTGAAGCGCATAAAGGCCTCTAAGCCGGGTGGCACTTGGAAAGATTGGCCAGAGGCTTTACGCGCAGAGTGTCATAAAAAAGAATCAGGTAAGTATTATACCTCTGTATATGGTCGTATGCAGTGGGATCAACCTGCACCAACGATGACCACTCTATGTTATGGTTTTGGAAATGGCCGTTTTGGACATCCGGAGCAAAATAGGGCAATTAGTTTGAGAGAAGCTGCATTATTTCAAACATTTCCTGAAAAGTATCAATTTTCACCGATTAATGAACGTAGTGTTTTCCAAAAAATTGGACGAATGATCGGTAATGCTGTCCCTGTTAGATTAGGGGAAATAGTAGGATTAAGCATTACCTCTTCATTAAATATTGATCATGAAGTTTGAGCTAATTCTCTATAACCGCATTGATTGATATAAGTCTCATACTGATCAATGATATACTTTAAGTAATCTTTAACTATATCAATAAGTTTTCTAAAATCACTTGCTACATGATTGCTTCCACATTCAGCGAATGAGATGGCTCCATGAGCTAACTTATTTCTTATTTCCTTAATCAGGCGAATTGGTGCTTTATCATCTCTAAATGGTTGCAACACTTTTTGCTTTAAAGGTGCTGACAAGGTAATATTTACACCAATATTTTTGCTTAATTTTTCTATTTCATTAACATCCCAATTCCCACCTCCACCCGGTGGGATTTTTATATCTATGGGTTGTAAATTAAGAACTTGCTCAAATAGGAGAAGTGCTTTTTCAAGCCTTTTCTCATTAGTTAATAACTCATAAGGTGCTGCAACCGATGTGACATATAATTTACGCATTTTTTCTGTTAATAGCCCTAGTTGGCCATTAATGCCTAATGTTGCGTGTCTCCCAACCGCTTCTATAATAGTTGAGATAGTGGATTCAATTAAGTTATATAGGTGAAGGTAAATACTGGAGTACATAATTTTTTGTTGTTCTGGTTTTACTGTATAGCTAGTACTATTAAAATGCAATACAGCCCCACCCGAACTAATAGCTAATTCAATATTATTAACTAACTCAAAATAGCTTTCAATATCATCTACTCTTTCATTAAATACTGAACGTACTAACTCCAAAATTATGCCCTCTCAAGTAATGCATCACGCATATATTCAATTCTACCGCTCAATTTACGCCGTGCATTAGCACCATCAGAGCTAATTTCTTTTTTAAAATCCTCACGATCCAGTATTAAATTTGTAACCTGAATATCCACAATTAAATCTGGTTTTTCTTCTAATGCAAAGTGAGAACCTAATGCTATTGATTCATATCTAGTCCGAGGGGTTGTCTTAGCTCCTAAGGTTTTTCTAAATCCTAATTCAAAAGATTTATTTACAAATTCAATCATTCTTTGGAAGCGCTGTTCATATTTAACTTCTAAGCTTGGATTTTTATCAAATTCTACATTCATTTTTTTTATATACCTGAAAATAAATGGAGAAACATCATCTCTATATCCTTCTAAACCATCGGAATAAGCAAAAAATCTTGCAATAAGCTCCTCCACCTCTCTTTCTTTTTTCTGCTTAGGTGAAACTGGAGCCAACTTTACAAATAATTCATTCATTGCCAATCGGTTTACAAAGTCCATGAATTTACCACGAAGGGAACCACGCCTAACTTCAGCAGGGTTGGCAACTTTACTACCTGTATTAATTCTTTCGAATAAGTCAACCCTTGCCTCCATGTCTGTATTTTCTGAAAGAATAATTCCTCTCATAGATATATTTAAAATTTTCCTGCGTCTTGATAATGCTAGGTCGTTGAAGGTAGTGCCATTTAGCAGATCTAGACGTTCTAGGTTTTCCAAAACCAAACGGCCTCCCAGATATTCTTCAATAGTTCTAAGTCGTTGAGAGCCATCAACGATTTCAAGTTTGCCAGTTTCACCATTCATCCAAAAGAATACGAAAGGAATTGGTAAGCCAATTAAAATAGATTCAATAAACTTACTTTTCCTTGGAGTCTCCCATGTATATTCACGCTGATAATCTGGAACAGTATATTCATCTTCAGCAACTTTTTTTGCTAAAATTTCAATCGTATATTCAGATGTATAAAAGTCTATTTTTTTAGAGTAACTTTGGAGTTGCAGTTCCGCAGCTTTAAGAATTTCTTCGTTAATCATAACTTTTCCAGTAAATATAATTTAAAACTAATTATTTCTTTTATCATCTTTAAAAGATTGCAACTGAATTTTAGCTGCACCACTTGAAACCCACTCAAAACTACTTCCAAATTAAATTAAGCCGCATATAGTGGCTTTTATCTATCCAGCCGACAAAAATTGATTTGGGGTTTATAGCGCAGAATACTTTTCCAAAAACTCATCTATCCACCCTTGTGCCACTTCAAGATTGGTTATGTCCGCCAACTTTAGATTAGTCTCTTCTGCTTCGTTAAAGCCCTCAATAATAGCTTCAAAGATATTTGCCTCACTAATGACCTCGCGTGCTATTTCAGCAGCGTCATAGCTTTGCTTGGCCTTCTTAAGCGAAGCTATTTGCTTATCAATCCCTTCACCGATTTTACCTAATGCCAATTTAAATTCTTGACGATTAATTGTTAGCGCAGTTTTGGATTTATTAAGTGTTGCGATCATTATGGTTTCCTTCTTTTTTTTGGGGGCTACTATATTCAACATCTTGATAAAACCTAAGCCGCATATAGCGGCTTTTGTTTTTTTAAGGTTTAACTAAAGCAGATTCCAAGCGACCAATAAAATCAATTTCATTAAGCTGCTCATTAGTAATAAATTCATCTGGATAGCGAATCTTGTCAGGATTATCACTTGCAAGCCTTACTGTTGTGCCGCCTGCATAGCTTATAAAAATCCTTTTCATTCTTAGCTCGTAGTTATGCTTAAAAACATACACTGACCCACTTTTAAGCATGCTGGGATCTTTATCAGCCACATCAATAAAAAGAGGGCTGTCCGGCGCTACAGTTGGCCACATGCTGTATTCATCGGAATAAATCACACGTAGATTCTCCGGCTTAGCTTGTATACCTAAAATCCTTAGTAGCGATGGATCAATGTCTAAATATTCACTTGGATCTTCTAAAAAATTCTCTATCCCACTTCCACAAGAAGCCTTTACATCCCTGTACACCGGTATTCTCACATTATATTTTTTACTACCCTCAGCGCCACGAAACTCAATAGGTGCTATTTGGATACTACCTTTACTTAAAGTCGCATCTAAAGGCATTGCAATAGCATTCGCCTGATCTAAAAAGCCTTTAGGCTTGCCGAAAGCTTCTTCTATTTTACTAGCTGTTTCATCACCAATATTTTTCGTTGGGTTCTTCCCAATGTATTGACTGATTAAATTGTAGGAGAGACCCACCTTTTCAGAGAAATCAGTACGACTCAACCCTGATTCTTTCATCAAGTCTCGCGCATTCTTCAACCGTATTTCATGAATTTGCATCAAGTCAGCCATACCGAACCCCATCATTTAAATCACCTACTAAATTTACCCGTTAGGTAGAAAAAATAAATACCCTGATAGGTTGAATTAATTTTACCTAGCAGGTATATTTATTATTAATTTACCCAATAGGTGTATTATTTATGCCAAACCTATACGACTACTGGAAATCATTAAACGAAAAAGAGAGGAACCAGTTTTGCTCTAGCGTTGGTGTTTCCTATGGATATATGGAGTCACACCTAATCCATGGTCGCAAGAAGCCGCGCATGGAGACAATTCAAGCAATTGTCGAGGCTAGCAACAACAAGCTGTCTCACAAAAATCTTTTTGATTTTTTCTTAAAGAAGACCCCAACCGCCGCTTAAACCAATTATCAGCAACTTAGCTTTTTTAATAAACGTGAAAGTAAACAAGGTGTTCACATGGATATATCGAAAGAGACCAAAACCGCATTGCACAAGATGGTGCATCAGTCGAATGGCATTACTCCAAAAGAGATAGCTGATCTTGTTGGCGTGTCTCATAACACGATCTTGAACTATGCCAATCCAAATATGGAAAATCACTTGCCGAGCCTAAAAGCATTTGAAGCAATGCTGACTTATACGCAAAACCCCGCTTCTTTAAAAGTATGGGCGCACAAATTAGGTTTTATGTTGGTTCCGACAGACCAAGCTGAAGACAAAGACCATCAACTGGGTGTTCTCGAGTCTTTATTGGGAATGAATATAAGCAATGGCGAAGCAAATAAGCTGGTCTTGAATGCACTGGAAGATGGTGTGGTTACACCTGCCGAAATGGATGACATCGACCAGACTTTAGAAAAGATGGAGCAAAAAATTCAGTCTTTGCGTAAAGCCATGAAAGGCGAGTGTGCAAAGTATTTATCAGCTCTACAACGAGAAAAAGCCTGAGGTCTGAACTCAGGCTTTTAGTTATTCACAAATTAGGAACCCATGAATGAAATCAAATTTAGCACAACAGCAAAGCAATGACAATTCTTTGAATCTATCTGAAAGACAGCAGAAAGTTTTACAGTGTGTAAAAGATGCAAAATCCCAGGGGAAACATCCCTACACCAAAGGGGTTGTAAGTCGCATGCTGGCGAAAGGCTATGAAATCACTGAACGTCAGTGCGCTTATGACTTGGGTGTAATCATCAATACTGAAGGAACAGGTGTCTTTTCTGTTCGTTATGGGGCTGGTCGAACCCTTTGGATTTATGAGGCTCCTGAAGCCCAAGAGGGGACTGTATGAATTTTTTTAGCACTGGTCATGATGTTGTTGATCAGGTTGGCAGTGTTCACCTGGAAGGCAATGTATTGCCCACAAACTGGTTTAATTCATTCCGATTAGAGAATGGGAAGCCTGACGTAAATGCCGTAATTTTGCTCTCTGAAATTGTATATTGGCATCGGCCTACAGTCGTTAGAGATGAAGACACAGGTCAAGTTATACGTATCAAAAAGAAGTTTAAAGCTGATCTTTTGCAACGATCTTATCAGAGTTTTTCTGATCAATTTGGCTTCTCCAAACAGCAAGTCAAAGAAGCTCTAGATCGTCTTGAGAAATTTGGAGTGATTAAACGCCATTTTAGAACAATTGAGGCTAACAATCAGAAATATAACAATGTTTTGTTTATTGAATTGATTACCCCTGTGCTTTTTGAAGTTACCACCCTATCCCTTTCTAAATGGGGAGGGTCTACATTTTCAAATGGGGAGCCTCCCCATTTCAAAAGGGGGACAAATACAGAGACTACTACAGAGATTACTACAGATATAAACACACAACAGGTTTCACCCGAAAATTCAAACGCTGGCGCGTGGAATCCAAATACTGAAATTCTGAGTTCAATTCTGAAAACCACAAAACACTCACATCGTGTTTCTGAAATTCTAAGCCTGGAAGATTTCCACTTTCATCTTGGTAATTTCAATACACACCATGAGAAGAATTTTCAACTCACTGATAACCAAAAACACCGAAAGTTTGCACAGTGGATTATTCAGGAGTTTGAAAAGTCTCTCGAAAAAGCTGAGCGCAAAAACAAACAGACTTCTGGTTACACACGTTCTGAAAAACCAAATTCTAATCTTGACGTGAATACAGCCTGGGCAGACCAAGCATCGCAATATCACGCACCAGTGGATTCACCAGTCCATATTCCGGAGGACTTTGTATGAACGCAATGTCGATG